ATACTGACCTCGTCACCGATGAGCAGCAGGCTTTCGTTGCTGAGACGGTTGCGGCTGCCGACATCGACGAAATCAAGAGCCAGTTGCTTGATTACTTCGTGTCTCAGGGCAATCCCAAGGACGAGATTTCCTCGACCCTGGTTCAGATGGACGAGGCTGAGCTTCGTGCTGCCTACGCTGACTACACCTGCCGTCTGGTCATTGAGAAGGATGACGGGGAGATGGAGTTTACGCCCAGCTTTGAAGATCCTTACAAGGCTAGCCGCATTAGCGAAGGCGAGCAGAAGCTGCATTGGGTCAAGGGCGGCGTCACACTCAGTGATGAAGACGTTAAGGCCGCTAAGCTGCCTGACCCCAACAAGAAGGCTCCGGTTGCCCCTCCTGCCAAGCGCACCGCGCTTCCCGGCAAGAAGAAGTAGTCTTTTGAGTAGCGGTTGATAAGAAGCACCCAGGGGTTACCTGGGTGCTTTGTTTTTTGACTCTGATTAAAACACCTGGCTCAGTATACTTAACGTCCATGACGCGCAAAACACTAGTATAAAGAGGAGATATGCAAAATTCAGCAGTAAAGGATTCTGTAGCCAGAATCAACACCACTTTTGCGGCTCTAGATAGAGCAATCATCGGTAGACACGACATCGTGCGCCAGATGAAGTACGCAGTTTTGACAGGGCAGCATCTTCTTCTTGAAGGACCACCTGGGGTGGCGAAATCGTACATGGTTCGTATGTTTTTCGACGTGCTGACGGAGTGCGAGACGTTCAGAATTCAATGTACTAAGAAGATGACCGAGGACTATCTTGTAGGTCCGCTGGACATGAAGCTTTTTCGTGAGGAAGGCATCTACGTACATCGTACCGAAGGTTCTTTGGTAGAGTCTCACTTCGGGTTCATCGACGAGATTCTAGATCTTTCTAGTGGCGCGTTGCGTGCTCTCCTAGAAATCCTCAACGAGAGGACGTTCACTAGGGGTATCCAGAAGGTTAAGTCTCCGCTTCATACGGCTATTGCCACTACGAATTTTAACAAGGATCGTGACGACGAACTAGCTGCCGTCCTGGATAGATTCCTGTTTCGCGCCAAGATTGAAAAGCTGTCTAGGATCGAAGACCGGATGAAGATGCTACAGGCTCCCACGAATCCTAACATACCCACGCTTAGCTTTCTTGATGTTAAGAGGGTTAAAGACGCCATGCAAAAAGTTAGAATCTCTGACGCTGTTCTAGAGGTATACCTTAGAATATGCGAGGGGCTTGAGCTAACAGATAGAACCGTCAAGAAGGCGCTGGACGTTGTTAGGGCGAGTGCCGTGATGTGTGGAAGAAGCACCGCACTAATCCAGGATCTGTCCGTATTAGACGTATGTTTTACGGTAACGAATGATAAGACTAGCTCTCAGAGATTTGCTAGTGCTATGGGTGTATACGCCAAGGCTTTTGAAGAGAGTCTACGCGCTTCTCAAGGGTTGGTACTTAACTGCCGCGTAAATAAGCTAAAGGATTTTTCTGACGCGGCAATTACCTACGCTGATATTCTACCTGCGGCGGCAGAGGCTAGAGAAGCACTACACACTTTTAATGCCATAAATAGTTCGGGCATGGCAGCAAGTGTCTGTGAGGAAATTCTTAATAAAGCAGATCGTCTGTATAAAATTCAACAGGGTACGTAATCTAAAAACCGAGCGTATGTTAAACCTCAAACTTCACAAAGGATACACATGAACGTCAATGACGGATTCGTGATGCCTACTATCGCTGATTCACTAAAGAAAATCTGTGAGGAAAACAAGATTTCCGATGCCGACATTATCCTAGATGTCTATCTGGTGTGCGCCAATAAGGGTGTTTCTTTTATACCAGACGCGGAGCTTCTACGGGATATTGATCGCTCACACCCGAATTACTGGTCTTCTACTAGCAAGATTGCGCAGCGTAAAGATTTTCTAGAGTCACTGTCACGTTCTCCGTATATGGACAAGCTGATAGCCCTTAATGATCCCATGAAAGCGGTCATCGTTTTCGTTGAGCACATCAAAAATGCTCTTCTAGCTAGAGGGGTCGCTAAAAATAATAGAATGACCATCGACCACAATAGTGGGTCTTTCACTGGAGCCTACGCAGGTCAGGATTTTCTTGACGAAGTCGCCAGAGTTAAGGATACAGACATCAGCTTTGCTTGCATGTATCAAGGACTACTCGGTTACGCAGAAGCTGTGGAGTCAGAGGAGATGAGTAGTTTCTTTAGCTCTTCGTGTGGTGCAGGTAGGTACTATGACGCAACCCAAAATGACTCTGGTAATCTATCCGCAGCAGTTGTTCAGCACGGTGTGGCACTGCCAGCAGCTTACCCGGCTATGTTCGACATGTTTACTAAGCTGTCTGAAAAGCTTGGTCTAGCAAAGCTGAAGGATAAAGAGACAGAAGAAGAGCGCGAGCGGAAGAAGACAGATAGGATGGAGGACCACGCGCAGATTCAGTCTGTTGATCCGGCTGAAATCGCCAACGATACGTTTGACTTCAAGGTCGCTAATAAAAGTCTGGACGTTAAGTTCAATCAAGACCAAGAAGAAGGTCTGTGTCACCTATTCGTTCTTCTAGACGTTTCTGGATCTATGATGGCAAACGATCTTGGTGGAAGGGTGTGCAGAGCTTTTGCCAGTAATGTTATCACGCTAGCTCTATTGCAGTTTGCCATGAAGGCTAGCTATAAGGTTTGGGTCATACCTTTTGCAGGCTCTCCGAACGTCCGTGATATGCAAGTTGCGCAAGATAGGGCTAGTGCTCTAACTGCAATGAAGTGGCTCGGCAGACAGAATTATGACGGCAGAGCGACGGAAATAGAAGCAGCAGTACGGATGGCTTACGAAAAGGTTAGCTTAGATCCAACGTACAAGAAGTGCGATATCGTACTTATCACAGACGGGTGCTCACCGATCACGCCAAGCCTAAAGACGGATAAGCCAGAGAGAACTATTTTGAGGACACTGTTCATATCAGAGACGCTTAAGCATTACGGTAGGCACGCCGCTGAATTGATTAATGCAAGTGACACTCATAAGTTAATCACGTGGGATAACAAGAAGAACGAGCTTACTATCGGTAACTCTCTAGACGGCATTAGTGCAACAGAGTCAACGCTAGGACCTGTCACAAACGAAACAGACGAAGAAGAGGATTAATAAAGTACATGAGCGAAAGACTACTAAGTGCTAGATGTAGAGTACACGGATCAGATCCGTGTGAAGTATTCTCGGAAAATCTAGCTAGTCAGAAGGAGAGAAAGCGTCACCACAAGGAATCACGTCGCACGTCCAAGCGAGTCATCCAAGATGCCTTGGATGAAGATGACTTAATAAACCAACAAGACGAGGAGTAAAAACATGGGTAGAAAATTATCCGGTACATACCTGTTCTCGGAGGTACCTCCGGAACTGCAAGGAAGCCTAGTAACAGTTCTTCGGTATAAGGGACAACCCCCAAGCGAGTACGTAGCACAAATCATGAGTGTTGGGTGTACGGTACTGCACATGCCGTTTGTACGTGACAGGGATACGTGGTTTATGAGGGCGTATGACTTAGATAGTCCAGAAGGTATAGAGGTGTATATCGGGGGCATTATAAACAGGTTCAAATCAGAGTCGTCGACACAGCAAGAAGCCGAGGTAGTTTACTACCAGTATTTCCAGGAGAAGGGTAAGTACCTCAACGATAACTACAAAAAAAGTCATGACTCTGGACAGTTGACGAAAAGAAAACCAAGTAACATATCTGACTTTAGAAAAGGCGATAAAACTAAAAAGTTTTATGGAGAACAGACAACTAGCGCAGAGGATGATCTAGAATCACTCCTTGGTATCACTAAGACAGAAAGCCCTACTGGCCCTAAATATATTGTAGAGGGTGATTACGTTTCTGGCAGGGGAGAAGAATCAGCAGATGACTCAGTAAGAGCAGCCAGCATACCTCCGCACAGAAGGGCTGACATGGCCGGAAGAACACCAGAAGCTTACTTGAAGGCTTTGATGCGTTCCAAGGGTTGACACCCTACCACATGCGGTAGGGTGTGGTGATGTTCTACCCTAACCTTATGGCAGATCACTGTTCTATCAGACTGCCAAGTGGCAGACTGTCCCTGCCAAGCCAGTATCCTAATTCAGTGTATTCTGGTGATCAACGATGCCTCCGCGTAGTTTTACGCGGAGGTTTCTTTTTTGACGCGCCAGGAAGCGCAATCGTCAGAAACCAGTCCAGAGCCAAAGCTGTCGCTAATATCGCTCCAGGCGACACCTTTTGCAGTCCTGCACGACGGCGTCTGCTCCAGACGCCATGCAAACTTAGCTACGACTACCTGTACAACGATAACCAAGGTACGCAGCATAGAGCGATAGGCGTAGAGTGGATTAATGACAACAAAGCAGAAATTCTAGGATGGCTAGTTGGAGATGGTACAATAAATAATGCTAGTCAATCGGTTAGATTTGCTAATAGTGACGTCTGGTGCTTGAAGCATTTAGAAAGACTAGTGACAAAAGAATTTCCTACCGTAAAGGTCACGTGGTACAGTAAGCAAACAGGGTTTGACCTTACCATGACCGGAGGAATACATAACCCGCTAAGGCACTTCATTAGAAAAATGTGCTTCGTAGAAGGGTTCCCAACCGCTGCCTCACTCTTCCACGAATCTGCGCAGGTATCTTTTTTGCGCGGTTTATGGGGCGCTGACGGGTGGATGTCAGACAAAAAAGGCGGCAACGACGTTGATATGGGACTTCGCAGAGGGACTAATACTGCTTTCTCATCCCTCATGCGTGACATACACGCTAGCCACGGACTACGTGGGCAGCGTAGAGACAGCCCTACAAAAAATTACCCTGACGCACACCGATTGATATTTAGCGGATATGCCAACTATAGATTATTTGTAGACTCTATCGGGCAACTCCGAGATAAAAAACTCAAATACACGCCGGTAGTCAGAACCAGCCCAAGGGTGCAAACTTTTGCCGACCATACCGGCGATTACTGGTACGAAACTCCAGTTCTTAAAATACTCCGTTTACCGCACGCAGTATCGGTGTATGAGATTAAGCCATGAGCGACCAAGAACAGGACTACGACCCTATCCTAACCATGGATAGTCTTGTCATAAGACGGACTACAGGACTTAGCACGGAGAAGATCATCAAAAAGATGGTGATCGTTGCAGAAGTTCTAGCTAACGGAAAGCTTTACCCGTACCAAGTCGAATTTGCAGCTAGGGTATTCTTGTCAATACTCGAAAGAGAAGGGGAAGAGCTAACAGCACTATTTTCACGTCAAGGAGGAAAATCACACGTGCTCGGGGCGCTAGCTGGAGCGTGCATGCTTATCCTCCCAGAGATGTCTAAGGAATTTCCGGAAGACGACCGCTTCAGATACAAGGACCCTAAGAGCGGTACTATAAGATCTTATGAGGAAGGTTTCTGGATAGGAGTATTCGCCCCGAAGAAAGAGCAGTCAGGAATCATATACAATAAAGTCAGGCTGTTCTTTAAGCAGCGGCACGTAATAGAAGTAGCACAAGAACTTGGGCTAATGTTCGACACTAATAACGGTGACACGCTCAAGCTTTCTAATGGCTCCTACATTAAATGCAGTACTGCAAGCGATCAGGCAAACATTGAAGGAGCTACACTACATCTTGGTATCATGGATGAGGCGCAAGACATCAGTGACGAGAAGGCTACAAAATCTATTAGCCCGATGCTTGCAGCCACTGGTGGCACTGTAGTAAAGATTGGTACAGCCAACGCCAAAAAGTCACACTACTACAACAGCATACGAAGAAATAAGAGACGTGAACTTGAAGGCGCTAGCAAGACGCATTTCTTTGCCGACTGGACAATGGTCGCTAAATATAACTCATTCTACGAGAAGTATGTAAAAAAAGAGATGATGCGGATGGGTGAGCGGAGTGACGAATTCCAGATGGCGTACCTGTGCCTATTCCAGCTAGAACGCGGATTGGCCATTAGCGAAACCCTCTTTGAGAATAGATCAGTAGATGAAGGCATGTTCTCCAACATACTTCCTGGTCCTCGCAAAGGCATGCACTACGTTGCTGGCATCGACTTCGGAAAGCTGCATGACTCTACTGTTGTCACCGTACTTGAAGTTAACTGGGATAACCCGCGACAAGTACTTGAAGGTTACGATCAGGATCAAGGCAGCTTCACAGTAGAAATTTATGGTAAGCATGTTGTATCATGGCTTGAGATGCAGGGCGATGATTACGAAGCGCAGTTCGTTGAGATTCAAAAATTCTTGAGTCCGTGGAACATATCCAGGCTTGCACTAGACTACACTGGCGTAGGCGTAGCTCTAGGTGATCGTGTAAAAGCACGCTTTGAAGGCGTGGATATTGACATGGTCGCCTTTAGCGCACAAAGCAAAGACACCATGGGTCGGCAGCTTCTCGCAGACGTGCATACAGGCATGATTACGTGGCCTGGTGGCGACGAGTTACGGCAGACTAGAGAGCATAAGTCTTTTCACTCTCAGATGGTCGATCTGGAAAAAGAGTACCGCAACGGCCTTTTGTCGCTACACCATCCAGACATGCGTGGAGCTAAAGATGATTACCCAGACTCTCTCATGCTAGGTGTTTGGGCCGGATGCACTAAGCCTTTTGGCGGTGAAGTCGAAGAAACCGAAGAAAACGTCTACAGGAAATAAACCATGAATCTTCTTGATATCCTACGAAACGTCATCCCAGGCCAGTCTAGGACTGGACCTGTGCATGAACAGCTAACCGCCGATGCCGCTGCGGAGCAGCGCGTTAGGCTAGCAAAATACAAACAAGGTTGGAGGGACTATAAGGGCGTCCCTATAGCAGCGTCTATGAATGAGGACGGTACGGCTATTACGTATGTAAATTTCCTACGTAGAAATATAGACAAGGTTAATTGGTTTGCCTTCGGAAGACCTTTCAAGATGACGCACTACAAGTATCAGAATGAGTTGGATGTCTCTCTGCAATGCTGGGGTGCCCGTCGCGTAGAGAAGATGCTTCGTATTGGTCAGTTCGGGTCTGTTACTGGTGATGCGTATATTATGGTAGCGCCAGCGCAGGTGGCTGAAGAAATTCTGCAATACAACAAAGATCTAGTGGATTACGAAGTAAAGGTTCCAGCGCAGGTGCGAGTAGTAGCTCTTAACCCGGCCTACTGCACGCCGACCTATGACGCTTTTGACAGTGACGTAATGATTGCTATGGAAATAGATATTCCTTTGCGCAAGTACGAATCCTCGTCAGGGCAGTGGGTGACAACGTTCTATCACCAGACCATCACCAAGAATGAGATTATTACTAGTACGCTTGATTCTCATGGCGCTGAAGTCCCAGGATCTAGGAAAGCTCAGCCCAATGCAATCAAGGCAATCTACGTAGTTCACATAAGAAATTATCCATGTGGCGACAGTTGCTTTGGTCTAGACGATATTACCGAGGCTGCTTCGCTTAACAGCGCACTAGCAGGCGCTATCGCCAATATCGGGCAGATCCTAAAATATCATGGTGATCCTATAACTGTTATCTTTGGTGCGAAGAGCAGTAACCTCAAGAAAGGCCCTAATAAAATATGGGGTAACCTTCCTAAAGATGCCAAGGTTGAGAACCTAGCTCTACAGACTGATCTTGCTGCGGCAAACGCTCACATGGATACACTAAAAGAATCACTACACGCTACGATGGGTGTACCAGAAATCGCGCAGGGAACTAAGCAGGCTATCAGCAACACTAGCGGGGTTGCTCTGCACACCATGTACCTACCGCTGATTGAGAGAGCCGCCACTAAGCACCAGATCTACGGACCTGCACTAGTAGAAGTTTCTATCATCAGCATCAAGTGGCTACAGGAGCTTGGTTTGATGTACCAAGTTGATGCAGATGGAACGCGCAAGGCGAAGGACGGCAGAACTAAAAAGCTAGATGAGCAGGATTTTGAGGTAATTCGACAAGAAGCAGAATTCAGAATAGGACTGCCGTTGCCCAAGGATAGACTGATTGAGGCGCAGATCCAAACAACACTAATGGCAGCAGGGCTTCAGACAACTCGGGATGCTTTGGTCGAGCTTGGTGAGTCACGTCCTGACGAGAAGGAAAAAGAAATCATTGAAGAAGCTGCTGCAAAAGCAGAAATCGCTATGCAGACAGCTATAGAAACCAGTAAGGCCACCGGTGCTGGACAGCCTGTTGACGGAAAAAATACTCCTGCAAAGATAGCTTCCGGTGCTGGAGCAAACCAAGGCGAAAATAAGACAGAATCAGATACCCCCAAAGGACGCCCCAAGAAGGGCTGATATAAAGCAATACCATGGCTCTTATGAATAACTCCAATCCAACCCCATCCTCGCAGCAGAAATCAGATGAGTACTACCGTGCGGTCAATGATTCCGAGACACTGATGAGAGCACAAGAAATTCTCAGTGATAAGGCGCGCCTCACGCAAGCTACAAAAATTCTTCAACAGCGAGAAGACGCCAGAAAGACGGCACTCGCTACCGCAACTAAAGCTTTGAAGCGTTGATCCATTCGGATCAACACACAAGAAACCCTGACACAAACCCTCTGGAGCCTGTCATGCCTGCTGAATCCGAAATCCAAACCCCTCCCATCACCACCACAGACGCGGCGGATGTCACCAAGACACCGCCACCGACAGAGCCTGAGATGAATCCGCTGAAGGCGGATATCAACAAGCTTATTGAGAAGGCTAGAAAGGATGAGAAGGATAAGCAGTATGGCACTGTTGAAAAGCTTCGTGGTGAGCTAGAGGCTGCCAGAAGTGTCATTTCCGAAAAAGACAGCGTCATCAAGAATCTTTCGGTGAAGCCAGAAGACAAGAAGCCGGAAGACAAGAAAGTAGAAGGCGGTCTGACAGAGGATAAGCTGCAAATCGTTCTCGCCGCTGCCCTAAAGCGCATGGAAGACGAAGTTTTCAGCCCTCAGCTTGCTAAGATCCAGGCCGAGAATGACACGCTGAAGCGTGATCTTGCTACTAAGGATCTGAACGAGTATCGCACCCGCTTGCTTTCTGAGAACGATGGACAGATTATCCCTGAATTGGTCGCGGGAACGACCAGAGAAGAACTGGACACTACACTTATCCAGGCGAAGCAGATCTTCGCCCGCACTGCTGAAGCACTGACAAAACGGGCAAAAGGAGTAGCCGACTCCGCGACCCAGAAACTCCCAAGTCTGCCTCCTGCGAACGGTAATGGAACCGCAACCCCCGGTGGTGCCGAAACCTCAACTCGCAACATGTCTCTAACTGAGTGGTCGAAGAACCGAGTAGAAATGCTCAAGGCAGCTTCCGCCGCAGCAAGAGAACAGCTATCTACGCTTTCTTAAATCCACACAACAAACCTTAAATAAGGAATAGATCACATGACCATGACTTCTGCTATTACGGCTGGCGGCTCCAAAGCTGGTGTCATCCTGACCGGTGCTCTCCGCGACGTGTACTCGAAGGAGATTATGTTTCAGGCTCAGCCTAACCTCATCTACGCTCAGTTTGCGGATCGTCGCACGGAGCTAAATAAGGAACCCGGCGACACCCTCAAGTTCACCAAGTACAACGACCTCGTTGGCAACGCCAAGCTCTCGGAAGTCGAGAGCATCGCTGCCACTCATCTTTCGTCCAGTCAGATCGCCATCGAAGTTGGCGAGTACGGCTTTGCGGTTGGTGAGAGCGAACGTTTGATCCGCACCGCGTGGGACGATGTTGTGGGCCGCGCCACCGCTCTTCTGGGTCAGCATTACGGTCGTACCGTTGATGCCATGATCCGTGACGAGTTCACTGCTGCTGGTTCTCTCCAGACTGTCTACCCGGCTGCTATCGCCAATCGGTCTGCCCTCACCGGCTCGCACACCCTCAACGTCAAGGCCATCAAGGACGCGGTTGAGATTCTGGCTGTGAACAAGACTCCGAAGATCGGCGGTAGCTATATCGCTATCGTGCATCCTCACCAGTCTCGCGGTCTGCGCGACGACGCGGCGTGGCTGGACTCGCACAAGTATGCCAGCCCAGGCGAAATTTTCCGTGGTGAGATTGGTCAGATTGAAGGCGTTCGCTTTATCGAAACGACCTTCTCTCGCGTGATCAAGAAGGCTACCGGCGTCGTCACTGCTGACAGTATCGCTACCGGCAGCACCGAAGCCCTGTACAATGCCACCATCGACACCTATCAGGCTATGATGTTTGGTGCGAATGCGGTTGGCTGGGCTGAAGCCCTGCCCGTTGAGTTCCGTGACAATGGCGTGATCGACTTCGGCCGTGTGCGTCAGCTTGCTTGGTACTCGATCATGGGTGCCGGCCAGATCCGTCCCGAAAATGTGGTCAACATCGAGACGATCTGATCTGAATGAAAACATCTGGTCATCCGATTAGATGAACACTAGACTCCCGCGTAATAAAACTTACGCGGGAGTCTTTATGACACAACCCCACTTGCTAAAAGGCTCACATGTCCAACAACCGCGTAAATCCCGCCGCTAAGGCAATCCTCCCAACTCCTGACACAACGTCGGCTGTTTCGGACGAAATTGTCATTGAACAAGACTCCAAGATCGCCGCCACTGAGGCAGAAGACACTTCGCACCTAAAGGCTACAGGCCCTGCTAGCGGAGTCGTCAGCACTCCAACGCCTGCTGCTGCGATCCCGGCTTCTCAAACCACCGCCAAGCCTGTTAAACTGGGCGAGGTTATTACCATTCCTGAGTGTCCCTATGACATTCCCTGTGACACAACAACTTTCTCTAGCCACGGTGAAGAGGCCGCTACTGAAATGTGCCGTAGTGTTCCTTGTCAGATTATCGCCAATCTCAAGGGCCGGATCGGCCTTGAGTTGCAGTTTGAATTTTCACGAGGCCAGACCTGCTACATGCCGAAATGGTTTGCCCTCTCCTACCCTCGCAACGTCGTTATAAAGGAATCGTAAATGACGGACCGTGCCTCGCTCATTCGCCGCCTTCGGCGCCTTGTCGATGATGTGGGGCACGGTTACAGCCAGAGTGCTCCTGGATGGAGCACCCACCTGTGTACTACGGGTCTTGCTACTCCGACTATTGGTATTCTGCTTGATGACGCTACAACTTTAGTTAATGTTCCTCTCAGTTCCGTAGCGACACTTATTAACGGAACTGTGATTGCGTTAGACATACAAACTAAAATTCGCTCCTCAGATCCTGGGCTGCTACTGCCGACACCAGTAAGAACACCAGCCTATGACGGCATCTCCTGTGTGTACGATCCCCGAGAAGGCTATATCATTAGAAGTGGTACTATAGGAAATCTTAGTTCTGTTCACGTGTTTACATCGACTACGGGCGATGACGCAACTCCATGGCTAAAGCTTGGACTAGGACAAGGCGGGTACGAAAGTACTGCAAAAGTTGACTGGAGCGATTCAGACCTAGCAGAGATAATGGATCTGTCCCTGGCAGAGCAGAACAACACAGGTGATATCTCTAGCTGGACCTACGCTACACTGCCGAGTGAATACGAAAACGTGATCGTGTATCGGTCATGGTCGTCTCTTGTTGATACGATGCTTGGTAGAGCAGCGTGGTTCCACCCACAGAAAGTTGCTAGTGAGGAAGTAACGCCAAACATTATTTTCGATAACTTGTATAAACTTGCTAGGTGGCTACGTGATCGTGTAGAGGAGATGGTCAGCGGGTTTGAAGGCCAGATCGAAGTCTATACCACTACTGTATGGGATAGAGAAGCAGGCGCATACGTAGGTGACAACGTATACAAAAATTCTGCTAATACTCCTAGAATCTTGAAGATACTTCCTGGAGCTAACGCCACACAAGCTATCCTAGAGTTCGCAGAGATATTGACGCCAGACATCAAAAAGCTTTACATAGGTATGAAAGGATCTGCTGGCGTATTCGATCAGACTATATTTACTGTAGAAAACTCTAATACTGACACCGATATTACTGGTCTTTCCAGTGGTGCCCTGTTGGTAAGAAGACTAACAACATCAAAGAATACTATGGTTAAGGTTACTGGCCTAGTGTCAGCTACTACATATTATTTTGCAATTCAGACTGTTGATCAGAACGGCAATAGACATTTTTCTGGAGAAGTGTCCTTTACAACGGATTGACTTCGGCTACTCTACGATTACCCACGCGCACCTGCGGATTTACCCGCTAATAAAACCTCAAGGAATATACCATGACTGCTTTCAACAAGTTTAACGTCTTCTCCGAAAACCTCGCTGAGAAGGTCCACAACCTCGGCAGCGACACGCTCAAGTGGCTGCTCACCAACACCGTCCCGGCCGCCGCCAACACGGTGATCGCTGACCTTACCGAGATCTCCGCAGGCAACGGCTACACCGCCGGTGGCATCGCGGCTGGCACCCCTGTCAGCTCAGCGCAGACCGCGAGCCTGTACAAGTTGGTCCTGCCCGACGCGGTGCTGACCGCCAGCGGCGCAGTTGGCCCAATGCGCTACGCGGTGCTGTACAACGCGACCGCTGCTGGGGGTCCGCTGATCGGCTGGTACGACTACGGCTCTTCCTTTAGCCTAGCAGCGGCTGAGACGCTAACTATCGACTGCGACCCCACCACCGGCGTCGTTCAAATCTCTGTCGCGTAAGCTCCCCTAGAACCAGCACCCGCACCAGCACCGGAGCCACAC